AAAGCACAAGCAGATGCAGCCTTTGACCAAATAGGCAAATTTGGAGACAGAGGTCAGGCATCTAGGGACTTCAAAAAATTTCATTCTATGTATGTAAACGCCATGAATGAAATGCTTGAATTAGACAGGCAGATGTTCGTAGAGAGTCTAAAAGACAAGCCTGAAGAAAAATTTGAAGCAGGAAAAATTGAAGGTCTTATTGACTTTCAATCAAAGTATAAAAAACTTGTACAAGATTCTATACCTGAAACTAAAAAACTTGGTGATCAGATAGATTACATAAAAGGCTTGATGGAGACTGCTGATGAAAAAGATTTAGCAGGCATCATGGGCTTTCTTGGCGTAAAAGACATATCTGAAATGCAAGCTGTTATAGACCACTTGCAAACATTACAAGATGAATTAGATGAAACAGCAACCTTTAGCAGTGAAATGCAAACAGCCATTATTAGTGCATCACAAGCATTTACATCTGACTTTGTGCAATCACTCATGGACGGTGAAAATGCATTAGACAGTTTTAAAAACTTTGCTAAGAATATAGTCAATCAGATTATTACAATTTTCCTACAAATGGCGGTTGTCAATGAAATATTGAATAGCGTCTTTAATCTTACTGGAACTAATAACGCCTTGCCCACATTTAGTAATACGAAAGCAGGCGGTGGTAAGGTGCAAGCAGGCTCACCAGTGCTTGTGGGTGAAAGAGGTATGGAGATGTTTGTTCCTGATAGTGGCGGTAGAATTATGAACAACATGAACACTAAAAACGCTATGGGTGGTGCGCCAATTATAGTAAACCAGTCTGTAAACTTTGCTACAGGGGTTGTACCAACAGTAAGAGCAGAAGTAACAAAAATGATGCCACAGATAGCAGATGTAACAAAAGGCGCTGTAGCTGAAGCTGCAATGCGAGGTGGTAATTATAGGAGAGCATTACAAGGTGGCTAAGTTAATATCAATGCCTGCAAGTCCTAACTTCGTAAGAAGCAATTGGTCGCTTGTAAGAACTGTGGGAACTACAGTAAGTCCTTTTACTGGCAAAACAAAAACACAAGAGTTTGATGGTGTTTATTGGACAGCAGAAGTTTCTTTGCCACCAATGAGAAGATCACAAGCAGTTGAATGGCAATCTTTTCTTTTGGAACTAAACGGAACTGTAAATCATTTTAAATTTGCTGATCCTGATGCACTAACAAACACAGGAACATATAGCACAGCATTTCTTACATCTAATCAAAGAACAAGCACAAGTTCTGTAACACTTTCTTTTAGTAGTTCTACTATCACTGCAGGCGCATCTACATTTAGTGGCGCACAAGTTGGTGATTTCATAGTTGTTACTGGTGCAACTAATGAAGATAACAACGGCACACATAAGATAACAACAGTAACAAGTGCTACGGTTGTAGTTACATCAAGCACATTTACAACAGAATCAAACACCGCAAGTTGCAAAGTGCGAACCAATGTCAAGGGTGCAACAGGATTATCGCTTCTCGCTTCCACAAACGCTGCCAGTGGCACTATAAAAAAAGGTGATTACTTACAGATACAATCGGCTGCAAACACCACAGGCACGCCGACACAGTTAGTTATGGTTACGGAAGATGCAACTGCAACAAGCGCAGGCGGTAGTGCAAAGGATTTCTATGGTATAGCCATACAACCAAAGCTAAGATCAGACCTAGCAACAGGACATTACGCAGTATTTACAAACCCAAAAGGGACATTTAGGCTCATATCTAATGAGGTAAGTTGGTCAGCAGACCGAATATCCAACTACGGCATTAGTTTTTCTTGTATTGAGGTAATTTAATGGCTACAAGACAGGGTTTAGATAGTTCTATAACCAGTCGTCTTGGCGCAGACGAACAAGCATTATTTTTTGCAGTAAAAGCAGAATTTGATACATCAGATATAAGAATATGGTCAGGTATAGATGATCTTACTATTAGTTCAGAAACCTACACAGGCGCAGGCACTTTGCTTTCTGTCAGTAATTCTGAAGATAACTCTGAATTAAAATCAAATGGTATTGTTGTGGCTCTATCAGGTATGGATACGACAGTAGTTAATTATGCTTTAACTGAAAGCTACCAAAACAGACCTATTACTATATTTATGGGATATGTTATGGGTGGCACAAATGAGGTTGCAGGAACACTTACCTTATTCAAGGGCAGAATGACAAGCCTTGTAATTAATGATACTCCTGATGGTGCAACCGTAACAATAGATGCAGAAAATAGACTGGTTGATTTAGACCGACCATCTAACCTTAGATATACAAAAGAATCACAAAACTTCCTTTTTTCAGGAGATACAGGATTTAACCGAGTTGCTTCTATTCAGGACAAACAAATAAACTGGGGTAAGGCAGGTATGAGCGGCAGTGGTGGGGCAGGTGGTGATGGCAACCAACATAGTGATGGCAGAAATGGTAATGGTGGTCGTGGCAGATGAAGAAACTACCAAATTGGCAAATGATGTTTAATAGTTTTGTTGCTAATAACAACTTTCCTTTTCAATGGGGGCAGAATGATTGTTGTAAGTTTAGCAATGCCCTTATAAAACAAATTACAGGTGAAGATTTAATACCTAAAAAATTAAAGTGGACTGATGAAGAAAGTGCCATGAAAGCTATAGCATCATATGGTGGTGATTTAGAAACAAGCATAGAGAAAGCCTGCAATGCAAAAAGCGTAGGTGAAATTAACAAAGCCTACATGACTTGTGGTGATCTTGTGGTTTATGAACAAAATGGTTCTAGTCTTGTAGGTATGTGCAATGGATTTGGAATACTTACACCTACAGATGATGGCATAGGTGTAGTTGATTGTAGTTTAGCTTATAGAGTTTGGAGATTTGATTAATGGCTAAACAAATAAAGCAAGCGATCACTGCAGCTTTTATAGTGTTTGCAGTTGCTACAGCTTTAACTGTGAATCCAAGTTTTGCAATAACTTTGTTTGGATCAACCGTTACTGGTGCTGCAGCAATGGCAGCAGTTACTTTTGCAACCACTTTAGTTTCCAGTGTTATTGGAAAAATGACATCAAAAGGTATTGATGCATCTGCACAAAACTTTGGTACGAAATTTGCTGCAAGAGCGCCATTAGCACCAAGACAAATCGTTTATGGTAATTGCAGGGTTGGTGGAACAATTGTTCATATAGAAACGCAAGGAACAGATAATCATATGCTACATATGATAGTTGCTGTGGCAGGACACCAAATAGAATCAATAGAAACTGTTAGATTGAATGATCTTGACCTTACGACTACAACAGGAACAGAGAATGGTGAGACTGTCCATACTGTTACTAATTCACAATACACAAACACTGAAAATGGTAATGCCTTTACAAGTGGTAGATTAATAAAATTCACCAAACATCTAGGGGCAGACGATCAAGCAGCAGATAACTTTGCAATACAATCTTTAGCAGGCACAAGTGCATCTATTACAAGTTCTGATAGATTTAGAGGTGTTGCTTATGTCTATTTGCAAATGATTTTTGATGCTGAAAAATTTGGTGGTGGTCTGCCTGCAATATCTTTTAAAGTAAAAGGTAAAAATGTCTATGATCCAAGAACAAGTGCTAATGCTACAACGGACTTACAAAGATCAAACCCTGCCCTTATAATTAGAGATTATTTAACAGATACACAGTATGGGCTTAAAGCTAAGTCATCTGAAATAAATGACACAACTAATGCAGGCGGTATAGCTTCTGCAGCTAATACTTGCGATCAACAAGTAACACTGGCTGATGGCTCAACCCAAGAAAGAAGATATACAGCAAATGGATTTACTAATTTCAGTGCTAATGGTAACGGTGTTCTTGAAGCAGTTTTAAGTTCTATGGCAGGAAAGATGTCATATGTAAATGGTCAATTCACAGTTTTTGCAGGTGCTTCACAAACACCAAGTCTTACAATAACAGATGATGAATTACTTGCACCTATAGCCGTATCAACAAATGCAAGTTCAGGCGATCTATTTAATTCCGTAAAACCCATATATGTAGATGCAAGTTTAAATTTTACATCTACAGATGCAGAAGTTTATCAAGATTCTACCTTTCTAAATGCAGATACACCAAGTGGAGAAAGCACTGTAAATTATGTAAAGCAAATGGAAACGCAATTGCCTTTTACTGTAACAGACACTATGGCGCAACGACTAGGTCGTATTGCGCTTAAAAGTCAAAGACAAGCAACCTCTTTATCTGTTTTGGTAAGTTTACAGTTTATGCGATTGCAACCTAATGATTGGGTATATCTTACCAACGAAAGACTAAGCTATAGTCAGAAAGTTTTTGAAGTCTTATCTACAAACATGGAAGTCATACAGGACGGTGATGTTCCAGTAATTGCAACAAGGCTTGAACTTAAAGAAACTGAAGCTGCAGTGTTTGACTTTGCAACCAATGATTATACTACCGCGCAAGCAGAAGGCTCTGATGTTTCAACAGGTGATTTTAGTGTAACAGCGCCAACAAACCTTTCTCTTGCACAACAGAACGCTATAGACGGAACAACAAGTAAGGTAGACATTCTTGTATCATGGACTAATAATGCTAGTGATAAAGTAACGCTCACAGAGGTTACTTATAAGCTAAACGGTGATTCTAACTACACATCAGATTTCACAGCAGGCAAGGGGGTTACTAAGGCATCTATACCTAATGTGGTAGTCGGTAGCACCTACAATGTCAAACTACGACACATAGACCTCAACGGTGTGGCTAGTGCCTACACGAGTGCTGTCAACATTACAATATCTGCAGCTTCGTCTGCACCATCAGCGCCAACCAGTCTATCTGCATCAAGCGGTAAACAGAACATATTGGTATCTTGGACAAATCCAAACAGTTCAGACCTTAGAGCAGTCAAGGTCTATAGAAAGACATCAAACTCAACACCCACAGATGATACAAACTTAGTTGATACTTTGTATGGTGAGCCAAATGCAGTAACAACAACTATATTTGGAGACCAAGACGGCTTGACAGCAGGCACTACTTACTATTTTTGGGTAAGGGCAATCAATCATTCAGGACAACACTCAGCATTTACAAGTTCTGTTAATGGTAATTTTGTTGCAGCAGTCATTGGTGATGGAACTATCACAACCCTAAAACTTGCTGCAGATGCAGTTACAAACGCCAAGATTGCCGTTGATGCCATTCAAGGTGATGTTATAGCTGCAGGTGCTATTGTTGAAAACAAGCTAGCAGATAACGCCATAACTGCAGATAAGATTGCGAGCAACAGTATTACATCAGCCAAGATTGCAGCTAATACTATAGTTGCAGGTGATATTGCAGCAAATACAATTACAGCAACACAAATAGCTGCAGATACTATTACGGCTTCAGAGATTGCTGCAGATGCAGTTACAGCTAGTGAAATAAATGTAAGCACGCTATCAGCAATTTCTGCAGATGTTGGAACTCTTACAGCAGGAACTATTGATGCTTCATCTTTAACTATAAGCAATATTACCGCATCAAACATAAGCACAGGTACACTTAATGCAAATAGAATAAATCTAAATGGTAGCACTCTTGGAGTTACCTCAGATGGTTTAAATATAACAAGTGGCGGTGTGTCAGTAACAGAAATAGGTACAAGAGCCGTTGGTTCTATGGTTGTAAATGCAGCATCAGGAACATCAACATTTGGCGATGGTAGAAGTAGCGATAACTTTAGTGATTTAATAACTGCAACATTTACTTCTGCAGAAGCAGGGGATTATCTTATCGTTGCTAATTGTATGGTCGGTGGAACATTTAATACACTTACACAACTTGATTCAAGAATTATAAGTGGATCAACAGTAATTGCAGAGTACCTTTCACCAGTAGGTGCAAGTGCTATACAACCAATAATTCTTGCAGGTAAAATTACTCTTAGTGCAAATACATCTACAACAGTAAAAATGCAAGGACAGGTTTCACAAGATAATACAACCCCAAATATAGGCGGTTTTTCTACACGAATTAGCGCAATAAAACTAAATAAACAATAATGAGTATTATCTTTGCACCAACACCTGAAGCACCGCTTACAACGACACAACAAATAAGAAATAAAAGACTTTATCTTTTACAAGACTGTGATTGGACGGTTGGCGTTGATAGTCCTTTAACAGATAGCAAGAAAGCGGAATGGGTTACATATAGACAACAACTAAGAGATTTACCAAGTGGCTA